TGTCTTGCTTTAAATGACTTTGCTCTATCTGTATTTGTCTTGTCACCACTTACGCCTTTTTGTCCAAAGCGTATAAGTTTTTCTTGGTCACCATCTTTAGCCAATACTGCATGTGATTTAGTAGGATGATTAGGCGTTCTCTTAGGTTTATTATAACCTGAGAATGTTTCCTTACCCTTCTTAATCATTTCTTTTTCTTTGCAGTCTTTGCTGATTGTTTAAATGCCATAGCTGTAGGTGCGCCTTTGCTTCCTACCTTACGCATCTTCTCACCAGAGCCTGCCTTGATTCTTGCACGTTTATTTGCAATATTACTGTACAAGCCTGGTTTACTTGCCACGTTTAGCTGCCTTTTTCATAGGCTTAGCTGTCATAGCTTTAGCTGTTTTCTTTGCGTATGATTTAGCTTCTTTCTTACCTTTTTCTGTGTAAGCAAACTTCATTTTTCCGACCATTGGCATGATTATTTACCTTTCTTTTTAGCCATGCCAGCTTCTGATAAAGCAATAGCAATAGCTTGTTTAGGAGATTTTACTACTTTACCACCCTTACCTGAATGTAATGAACCTGTTTTAAACTCTTTCATTACCTTCCCTACTTTTTTCATCTTCCCTGCTTTTGTCTTCGGTGCTGACTTCATTATTTTTCCTTAACTTAATAAATCTATGGTCATATCTACAATCATTGCATAGCGGATACTCGGTAGAGTCAAATGGGTCACCGCATTGAGAGCATATTGTTACTAAGAGTGTCATATAAAAGAAAAAGCCCAACCAAGGAGAGAGTATGGTCAGGCTTTTGTGGGATTACGTTATTAACGGACAGGAGTTGTCCAACAAATAGCATTATAGCAAACTTTGTAATTATGTGCAACCACTTTATGCGTTTATTCGTCTTTCTGCTATTGTAAGCAAGTTATCGTATGCCATATCTAATTGCCAATAAAAGGCTAATGGTGGTTTAGCACCTAAGTATTTAGCATAGATAGCGTCTTGTTGTCCTTGTTCTAAGCTATGCACAATAGCATGTATGGTTCTAACATTAGACATATCTTGAGCAGAACACATCTCTTCAAACGCTTCTGAAGTTGACTCACCACCGGATGACATACCTATGCTTTTAGATGGATAACCCAAACGGTGATTATCCGACTTCATCCATAAAGCCCAATCCTCTAGGATGGATAATAAACGTTCCATACTAATCATATTGTGTTAGCGTATAAGCTACGCTTTGCCCAAATGTTTCTTGTGTAGTTCTTTGCTGAAGGTTATGTTTAGCGTCATCTGCGTTGTGACTGATAACACCTTTTATCTGGTCTTCTGTGAAGTTTGCTGTGTGTCCAAATATAGCCTGTAGTGGATGTGGTTGTGGAATGTAGTAGTGCATAAGTCTATTATCTTTATCTTTGAATGCGTGTATATGACCCTCCATCTTCATGGTGACAAGCAAATTTTTAATAGTATTGTAATTGCCATCTACATGTGCTGCTATATCTTTTATAGCTTTAGGCTCTGTAAGGTAGGCTAGTATTTTATCTCTGGTATTCACGATACATCCTTAACTTTACAATGCCATTTTTTCTTATCGTCTTGATGCCAACCATGTACATGAATAGTCCAACCAGCTTCACGAACTGCACCTACGTTTTCATGGTCTGCTATCTTCTTTATTCTTGCTGACATATTTGATGCAGTTGTGGTCTGGACAACTAAAGTTTCTTTTCCTTTTAGACATAAGAGGTCTCCGAAGCCATAGAGGTCTTTTCTTATGTTCGCCCCCGGTATAAATTTCTCTACAACATCAACAAGGTATCCTTCTTCTCTTAACTTTTTAAGACTTAATTGCGTTGGGCTAGTTGCCATCAAATTGACTTTCGTTAGGTTTAGATGTTCCTTCTTTAAATCTTTTCTCTACATTACCGGTTGACTTATTAAGTTCGTATTCATAAGTGTGTGGTGATACGTCAGGACTATTCTTTTCCTTTTTGAATATCTTATCCCAATTATCTTGTGCTTCTTGTTCAGAAATTAACAATGGTCTTCTTCCAGAACCTTTACCCATTACTTTACCTCCAAATGTCCGTTAGTAAATAACCAGCCTATAGTTTTACGGTGTGCTTCTTCCCATGCTGCTATTCTATCATGTTTATCTAACATCTTATCATTATCTATCATGTGGTGGCATTGGTGACATAAGAAAGCTATACGGTAATCATGTCCCTTTATACCTGTTCCTTTTCCATCACGCAGTTGGTTAGAGTGTGCAGAGACTACAGTTCCGTCTTGCATAGAACACATCATACATGGTGCGCCATCTGCTAGTTTAAGTAGTTTAGGGTTACGATAGTTCATTTATTCTTTGTCCTATCCATTTCATTACAGGTACTGCCATAGAATTACCTAATGCTTTGTATCTATGACCATCAGGACAATCTTTTTTAATGTTTGTATAATTATCAGGAAATCCTTGTAATCTTTCACATTCAATTGGAGTTAATCTACGAACTTTCATGTTAGTTTGCATTACACCATCCATTCTTCCACCTTGACCGCCACGCATCAAAGTTCCCATTTTATTTATATTAGGATTTAATTCAGAATCCCAAGAAATTGGATATTCAACTCCATGAACTGCAATTCCAGTTAAAAGTGGTGCATGCTGTCCTTTTGCTAATGTATGACAAGGATAATTAGGTTTTGGATTTGAACCATTTTGGGGTGATGTTATATTTGTAGTATCCCAAACAGTTGGTTCAATTTTTATGTTTTGTGCTAAAGCAATTGGTACATTTCCTCCGCCAGTTCCCCATCTTGAAGTTACAGTCTGACACACATCACCCATTTCTTTTACACGACTATCAGCAGGATGTGTTTCATAAACTTGAGTTATCATGTTAAATCCATCTGCTCTTGAATAATCATTGCTTGTTGTTTGTAAACAATGTGCTAATGGTGGAACATATAAGTTTTCACTTCCTCCACCTATATCTCCTCCGTTAGCTCTAATTGTTCCAACTCCTTTACTGTAACTTCCAAAGCTACTTGTAGTAAATGAGGTAGTTTCTTTCCTCTTTTCTCTGCTCGGCGTAATATCCCTGCACAGGCTTTCGGACTCAAATAATACTTTGGCAGCACTTCTCCAGTCTCCAAAACATCCGACAACAAACACACGTCTGCGTCTTTGTGGCACTCCGAAATGCTGAGCATCAAGAACTCTGTAGGCGAACCCATACCCGAGTTCAGCCAAGCCTTTGAGGAAGCAGGCAAAGTCTTCCCCTCCGTTACTAGAGAGAACACCTGGGACATTTTCCCATAAAAGCCATTTTGGTTTAAAGTGGTTTGCAATTCCAAGATAGGTGAGCATGAGGTTTCCTCTGGGGTCTTCAAGACCTTTTCTAAGTCCAGCGACTGAGAATGATTGACATGGTGTTCCTCCGACCAAAAGGTTGACTGGTTCATTTATATTCCACTCCTTAAATTTTGTCATGTCACCATAATTAGTAACATTTGGATAATGATGTTGTAATAACTGACTTGGAAATTTTTCTATTTCTGAAAACCCTACAGGCTTCCATCCCATGTCATGCCATGCTACTGTTGCTGCTTCTATACCGCTACAAACTGATAAGTAGTTCATTCGTAATCCCACATCCAACCTAAATTAGTTTGTGCCCAAATTTCTATTGAGTTTTGGTATTCCGTCATTTCTGAAGTTGTTAATTTTGTGGTTGACTTAATAACTTCACAAGGCATACCAGCTATAACCTTTTGTTCTCTTAAAAATTTCCAACCCATAAGTTCATGCAACTGGGATTTGTCAATGCCTGTGTGCTGAGATATGCTTGTATACAATTGCCATAGTCTTTCATTTTGTTCATGGCTTCTGTTTAGTTTAGCATCTGTTACTGTTACTCTCCAACGCTTAGTAAAGTCAAGTGCTTTTAATTTCTCGTACAGCATTGGTAGGTTTTCTTTCGTAAGCGACCACTTTATCATCTCTCCATCCTTTCGTTTTAAATACTTGTCCGTCTTTAGAAGTTGCTTTGTATTGAATGTCATCTCCGAATAACTTTTTACAACGTTTAATAAATTCATTTATGGTCATGGACTCTCCTTATATCGCAAACCTTTATTATCAAAATAAAATCCCCAACTACCTTCAACAGGATAATTCCGTTGCTTTTGTAAGTATACTACACAATCAGGAACACCCTTTAATTCTTCAGCAGTTTTATCACCATTCTCAATATCACGTTCCTTTTTCTTACATCTGTAAACACATAAGATGTTATCACAAAGGTTACGAATATGACTGCTACCTAAAATATGAGTAGCGTCTGGTGCTATAGTTTCATCTGCCATCTTACGAGTATGAGCTACTAAAAATATATGTATGTTTAAATCACGACATGATGTTGCAAGTCTATCAATAAACAATTTT